CAGAATCCAGAAGCGAAAGCAACTAAATTGAGAGAGGCAAAAGCCATTGGAAATATCGCAAAACGCTTTGTGGGAAAAACCTTTTACCACAGATACTATTATGATTTCCGTGGTAGAAGATATCCCGCAACAGCTTATTTTCATGAGCAGGGTACTGATTTGGCTAAAGGTCTTCTCCTAAGAGCCGACAAAAAGCCAATCGGTGAAGAAGGTTTCTTTTGGTTGCTTGTGAGTATCGCTTCAAATTGGGCAGGTTCGTCCGGCAGGGAAGACGGCGCAAAGACTGACAAAATACCTTTGAGAGACAGGTATGAGTGGGCCTTGGATAATGAAGATATACTGCTGGATTATGCCGTGCAACCAAAGGTCAACCAAGGTTGGATGAAAGCAGATAAAGCTTGGCAATTCTTTGCAGCATGTAACGAGCTGAAAAAGCTCAGGGTATGGCAAGGTAAATACGGATACCACTTAGATCCTTATAACGACTTCTCTTATCCTTCTAGCTTAGAGTGCTTTATCGACGGTTTGTAAGAGCCGTCGTTAAATCCTGTAAATTCGGTGAAACTCCTGCAAAGGACAATACCGAGCCAAAATAACGTCCTCAGACGTTCTTAGGTGTAACGACTATTATGTAGGGCCAAGTGGCTCGAAACACAGGGGCATATTTATTATGCAAGATATAGTCTCATCTGCAGAGTAATTTGCAGCAGCTTGGCGGCTGATTTTTATTTAAACAAGGTAATTAAAATGATAAAAGAAATAGAAAATACAAACGGAGAGTATTCTGTCACTTATGATGGAATAGTTATAAGCAATAAAAGAAATTTGATAATGAGAACAAGGCTTGATCGATATGGATACGAGTTGGTGACGCTTCACGTAAAAGGCAAAGCGCTGACAAGGAAGGTGCACAGACTTGTTGCGGAAGCGTTTTTAGAAAATCCCGATAAATTAGAGACAGTTAATCATATTGACGGCATAAAAACCAACAACGAGGTTTCTAATTTAGAATGGATGTCGGTTGGTGACAACCACAGGCATGCTTTTAAAACAGGTTTACACAGTATCGGTGAAAACAGAAAAGCAGGAAAGGCTGTAAAACTGACCAATGATAATGTAATTGAAATAAAACAACTCATAAGGAATGGCTATTCAAATACTGAGATAGGCAAGCTTTTTGGAGTTTCTTGTGGTTGTATTTACTCAATACGAGTAGGCAAGAGTTGGACACATATTTAGCCGCCAAGCGGATAGTGCATAACGATTACTATCGAAGATATTGTCAAACAACGGGAGTCAACACTTATCTGCACTCACACGCGATGAAGTCACGGCACCACACGTCAATCTAGCTCCATTGGATTTACCGGGAGATCTCTACAAATATGTGGCGGATTACGTCTGGAAAAACCTGGATGAGATAAATTCAAAATTCACCAAAAAGGAGATCAAAGATGCAGAAGCGGTTATAGATACAATGATTCAATTGAAGAAAGATATCTACAACTCTGAATTCAAAAGTGAACAGCGAAAAGAGTTAATGGATCGCATCCGCGAATTCAGAGACAAAAATGCAGACACAATTCCACAAATTGCTTCAATTTATTGGGGACGAATAAGAGATTCCAAAGAGAGGAGAAAAGTGGTGAAGAGAGGGGTGATGACTCTTCCATTAATCTTAGGTGGAAGTAAAAGAGTGTGAATTCAGGGAATAACCATTCACCGTGGTCAATCCTGAGCCAAGCTTAAAGAGAAATCTTTTTGAAGGTGCAACGACTATCCCGAAAGGGAGTACAAGACAAGTGTCTTGGAAGCGCACTCCATGCAATTGCATGATGATATAGTCTGGTCTATATAGTAATATATAGCTGTAATGTACTTGGAAAACACATTACGGGTGACAATTAACGACTGTCACTGAACAAAACGATGGCGGAACAGCTTATGGTTTGGGGCAACAAGTCATAGATGATTCCAAGAAACACGGAATTGACCTTCTGTTGTTCATGGAGCATAAATGGGGTTCGTACATGGGTCGCATGATATTGGAAGTGTGTAAATCTGCTTTGGAAAGACCGATGCGTCTGTTGACCGTATTTGAGGCAGCAGGGAAGAAAGCAGAAGAAGAGGGTAGATTTCTCTCTTGGACCGCACCCGTGACCAATTTTCCTGTGGTTCAAAACTACACTGAAGGTAAGGTGAAGAAAATCTGGGTACAATATGGGCCTCCAAAAGGTCCTAGATTGAGCACAGGTTATTACAAAAATACCCTTCAATTGCACACATGCTTTATCGAAGATAAGGTTCCATCAAAAGGTAAACAGGCGCAAGGTGCAAGTCCGAATTGTATTCACAGTCTGGACGCTGCGCACTTAGCCTTGACCGTGTACAGGGCAGATTTCCCAATGACAACCATCCATGATTCGTTCGGGTGTTTGTTGGCGGATATGCCGAAGTTGTTTAAGTTGGTGAGAGAAACATTCGTGGAATTGTATGCAAATGACCCTCTCAACAGTCTCATGAATGATATGCAAGGAGATGTCAGCGATGTAGAGATAGGTACGCTTGATTTAAATTTAATTTTAGACTCAGAATATTGTTTTGCTTAAAGGAGAGAACATGGTTATAAAAGTAGTGTTTGAAACAGGTAAGGCCAAAGTATATACATACAGATACTTTGGAGAAACACCGGTTAAAAATCAACTTGTCGTCGTGGAAATACCCGACAGGTTTGGTTTCAATCTGGCAAAGGTGGTGCAAGTCGGAGGTGAAGAACTTGTACCTGAAGGCATAACATTGAAAAATGCCTATTATGATTTAACAACAATGAGAAAGGAGAAACAAAAATGAAACAATATAAAAGCTTAAAAGAAATGGTACATGATTTTACATGTGCAGATGAAGTTTATTTAGAAGTTAAAAATATTGTGTTCAATTGTGAAGATGATAACACTGATTTAACAACAGAGCCGTTTATGAATTTATTCGGAGGTGATTTCTTCTTGTTAGAAACTGAGGAAGACTTACATCATATTTTCACACAAGTAGAAAATGAAATCACCGGAAACTTTTCTGATATAACAGAGGCTGCTACAACATTTGATGAAGCAAGATATACAGCATCAGGTAACTTTGCTGTATTTGCATCTTTCACAAACAATGACGGGGGTCCAACTTGGTACATCCCGCGTGTTATTGCAGACACATGTTCAAACATCGAAAGAAGCATCACACTCTCCAATGACGGAGAGATTGTACAATACTCCATAGACTAGAGGTAAACATGCTAATCACGAGAACTTCTAAAATATCTGGTAAAATAAGAACCCTTGACCTACCTGTAACTCAAGAGCAACTTGACGCATGGTACAACGGTGAATTGATCCAAAAAGCAATGCCGAGCCTGACCAATTCTCAACGTGAATTCATAAAGTCGGGTATCACGGATGAAGAGTGGGATGAACTGTTTGAGTAACAACAAGGCACCCCGTTAAATTAACCCTCATGTAAATTTTAGAAAAGAGTAAAGAATTATGCCAATCATTAAAGAAGTAGAAATCTGGTGGTCAAAATTGAACCCAAAAAGCCCAAACACAAGAGTTGCTGGACAGACAGTGAATCCGCGTTGGGAACTTCAAATGAGAACCAAAGATAAGGAGATCAAGAAAGAGTTGGAAGGCTATGGCTTTAAGGTGACCACAGAAGAAGATGAAGTCAACGGTGGTTTATACTACAGAGCAAACATTCAGAAGAACACACATTCAAAGGATGGTAACGAAAACCAACCTGTGGAAGTTGTGGATCGTAAGATGCAACCTGTGAATCCAAACTCGATCGGCAATGGCTCTTTGGGTAACGTGCGTTTTATGGCTCCGAAAGACAGTAAAGCCAGAATCTTACTGGGTGTCCAGATTTTGAAACTTGTGAAGTATGAGTCTCAAAATTCCGATGGGTTTGAAACTTACGATGACGCTGAAGAAGAAAGCTTCTCAGAAGAAGCAACTCCAACGCCACCGTCAAGAAGACCTGCTGCAGCGTTCTAGTTGACACAAATATGGACTATCTTAACAGGTAGTCCTTTTATTTCCAAAGGAGGAAAAATGAGTAAATATCGGTATGTAGTTAGAAGAAGTGACAATCATGTTATCGTTTTTGAAACATCTGACTTTAATGTCTTACAAGATGAGTGTGCTGTAAAACCATATTATACACAAGTATTTCATGAAAAAGAAAATGGAGTTGACGAGTATGTGACAACTTTAGATGCACTGTCTGAATATGAAGAATGGCGTTCCAAGCTTGAAAAAGACTTTGCGTGGAATCAGAGATTTGTGCATGCAGTTACTCCTAGTCACTATCAAAATTACATTGATGATTACCAGTGGATTGATGCGATGTCTAGATTGCCCACCATGAAAGATGCATCGAATTTTCAAGCGGCATTGGAGTTGCAAATCAGGAAGTATCTTGACAGAAATGGTAAAAAAGATGCACCGTTGCAAGAACTCAAAAAGGCAAGATTTTACCTTCAGTATTTGATCATGTATATTGAAAATGATAACCAACCTATTCTAGCGAAAGACGTTCAAAAAATCTTTGGAGATGAGAGATGCTAACTACTTTGTTGATAATATGGGTTATTCTAGGTGTAATTGCATCCTTTATTGAATATAAATGTAACGTATGGTATAAATTTACACTGAAAGATTTTATATTTCATTTTGTTTTACTCCCTCTTTTAGGTATTATTTCAGTTGGTATTGTGGTAGAACTCAGAGGTGAAGAAATAGTATTATGGAGATATGACGATGAGAATACTCTTTGATATCGAAACAGATGATTTGCTGAAAGATGTCACAAAGATGCATCTCATGTGGATTATTGACATTGACACGGGTGATAAACAATATTTTCTGGAAGGAGATCTCGGTTGGAAATTTATATTTGAAAACGCCACCTTGGTGATAGGCCATAACATCATTGGTTATGATTTAATGGTTCTCCGTAAGTTATTCAATGTAAGACTGTCAAAAGATTGTGGTATTCACGACACTCTGGTAATGTCACAAGTTTTGGATTATAAGCGATTCGGAAATGCAGGTCACAGCCTGGATGTGTGGGGTCAAGCTCTTGGTTTTCCAAAGATTGACTTCCATGATTGGACACAATTCAGTCAAGAAATGCTTGAGTATGGCGAAAGAGATGTGGATCTGAACTTAATGATCTACGATGTGCTTGTGGATGAGCTGACTGTATTAATGCAAAAAGCACCTCAAATCGCATTATATCTCAAAGCCGAACATGCAGTGTCTATGTGGTGTGCCGTGGCTTCTCTTGAGGGTTGGCCATTTGATCTCAATTACGCTCTTGAAATGGTCAAAACACTTGAAGCTGAAAAAAACAAAGCATATGTTGCACTGTCCTCTAGACTGGGCCTCAAGTGTGTTGCCAAAGATAAGAAGTTGGGTGAAGTTGGATGGAAAGAACCAAAGTGGACTAAGCAAGGTTGTTACAATTCTCACACGGCAAATTGGTTTGAAGTTGATCCATATAGCGGTTTTGAAGGTGAAGAAAGAATGATTCTTGGGCCATATTCTCGTGTGGAGTTTAAAGAGTTGAGTCTTGATTCAGTGACCGATGTGAAAATCTTCCTGTTCAGAAATGGTTGGGTTCCCACAGAATACAACTACAAAACAGATCCAATCACATTCAAGAAAATCCAAATGTCTCCAAAGATTACGGAAGATAGTTTAGAATTTCTTGGAGGCGACGGTAAACTTTACGTCGAGTTCTTGACCGCAAGTTCCAGATTGGCTGTATTGAAAGGTTGGATCGAAAATACAGATTCCAATGGCAGACTTCATGGAGACTGCATGACAATTGGGACACCCAGTATGAGAGCCAGACATTCCATCATCGTGAACGTTCCGTCTGCTGACAGCAAGTGGGGCAAAGAAATGAGAAGCATGTTCAGCTGTCTTCCTGGGTGGAAGCTTGTTGGTTGTGACTCTGCGGGTAATCAAGCCAGAGGTTTGGCTCATTATCTTGGAGATCAGACTTTCATTGACACTTTGTTGCATGGCGATATCCATCAATTCAACGCAGATACTTTGACCGGGGTACTTGCTAATATAGGGATTGATCACGTTGTTCCTAGATCTGTTGCAAAGCGTATTTTATATGCTTTCTTATTTGGTGCAAGTGGATCAAAACTTTGGAGCTATATCTTTGGATATTTTGACGACAAAAAGGGCAAGAGACTCAAAGAAGGCTTTGTAAAGGCTGTTCCAGGGTTCAAGATGTTAACTGAAAAACTCGAAAAAGTTTATGGGAGTACAAGTAAAAATGGAGAGGGCTACATACCTTCTATCGCTGGTAATCGCGTTTACGTTGATTCCTTTCATAAGTTGCTTGTATATCTTCTGCAATCTTGTGAGAAAATCACTTGTAGTGCAGCAGTCATGCTTGCGATGGAAAACTTGGAGAAAGAGAATATTCCATATGTTCCATTAATATTCATGCACGATGAGATAGACTTCATGGTACCTGAAGAACATGCAGAAAGAGCGCGAGAAATTGGAGTAAACGCCTTCAGAGAAGGGCCAAAACTATTCGGAGTTAATATTATGGATGGAGACGGAAAAATTGGAGGCTCGTGGTATGAAATCCATTGATGATGTAAAACAATTCTGGAATTCTGTGTTTGAATATAGAGATGGGAATCTATATTGGAAGGAGAATAGTGCTAACAGAAATAACAAAGGAAAATTAGCAGGATATTTGAGTGGCGCCAAATATTATCAAGTTAGATTAAACGGTGTGGCTTACTATGTACATAGGGTAATTTATGAGATGCATTTTGGTGAAACAAAATCAGAAATAGACCATATCAACAGAGACAAACTTGACAATAGGGTTGAGAATTTGAGAGAGGCAAGTAGGTCTCAGAATATTTGCAACAATCCTGCAAGGTCTGATAATAAACTAGGAATAAAGGGCGTATGTTTTCACAAAGCAACAGGCAAATACAATGCACAAATAAATATAAATGGTAAAAGGAAGAGTTTAGGTTTCTTTAAAACAATAGAAGAGGCAAAAGAAAAATATCTAGAATATGAAACATTAATTCATAAAGATTTTGCAGGATCAAATATAATATGATGCAAGATTATTATGTGATTGAGAATGTACTGTCAGAAAAGCTATTGGACAGTCTGGAAAAATTATACACCAAACATGATCAAAAGTTTTTGAGAATACCGACAGAGATAGATGCTTGTTATTTACAAAAAATAAATCCAATATATTCCAAAGAGATTTTAAGGAGGATTTCTGAAGAAACAAACATGAATCTCAAAGAACTTGTCACGGTGGCTCGTTTAAATGACGTTGACAAAGACACTAAAATACGGATACACTCTGACGGTGAGATTGTGGGGAGGAATCCAGAATGGGCTTCTGTGCTGTATCTAGAGTCTGATGACGATGGCGGAACAGCATTATTTGAATCAGAAACAGAAGGGGATCGCGTTAAAGGCTCTTACAGAGTGTTTCACGAGATCGGGGACTTCAAAGTAAAGCTGTTCAACAAAGCGAAAAGAAATACTCTGTTCTTGTACAGAGCTTGTCTTTTACATGGTCGTCAACCTTTTCATTATCCAAAGAGAAGAGTTGTGATTGTTTCATTTTTTAATTGAGGAGGATTAAATGAACGTTCAAGAATATTTACTGGTTTGTTTATCAGAAGAGCTTGCAGAAGTACAACAATGCGTTTCCAAATGCCAAAGGTTCACACCGCATCACACCGCGCCAGACTATCCAAGAACCAACTTTGAAGAGTTGAAAATGGAATTGTCTGATGTGTTTGCAATAACAGCTTTGCTACAAACTATGTGTGGTCTGAGCGTGGAGCCTTATCCAGAAAGAATGGCAGAAAAGATAGAAAGGACCCTCTGTTACATGGAAACCTCAGTTGAATTGGGAGCATTGGATGAGTATCCTTCTAATAATTGATGGAGACGTTCTTTGCTACCAAGCCTGTAAAGCAAGGTGGCAAACAAAGGTTCAATATCAAACGGTAACGTCATTGGACGGTGAAGAGCAAGAAGTGCCAATCATTGAACTTGACGAAGATGGTAAAAGAAAGTCGCTTGAATACACAAAGGAGGAAGATGCAAAGTATTTGAGAGAATGTTTGGACAATGTTAAAAAAGACTTTCAAGAGCTTTGTGACAGATTCTACGCAACAGACGTTTTGATGGGTGTCAAAGGTGAAGACAATTTCAGGAACCTGATGTACGAGGGTTACAAGATGAATCGCCACAAAGATCCAAACAAACAAAATAGTTTTGTTCCTATACTCAGGAAACTTTTGGTACACGAAGAACTTGCTGTGGAAGCACATGGCAGAGAGGCCGATGATCTCATGAGGGTCTGGGCTGAAGAAGCACGCTCAAAAGGCATAGACTTCATCATCTGCTCCATAGACAAGGATCTTCGTTGTATTCCAGGTAAGCATTACAACATGAAAAAACAGGAGTTGACAGAGGTTTCTGAAGAAGATGCGCATAGGTTATTCTATGAACAACTTTTGAAAGGTGACCCGACTGACAATATTCCTGGCATTCCTCGTGTGGGTGACGTGAAAGCTAAAAGACTTCTGGCTGATGTTTCAGTTGAAGATGAGTTTCAGTATGTGGTCGTGGATGAATACATGAAAGCCTACGGAGACGAATGGCTTGAGTATTTGTTGGCAAACGGTAAAATGTTGTATTTACAAAAAGACATGAATGACTATTTCTGTTGTTCACATTGGGATATTATTAGGAGCATAAATGGCGATTAAAAAACATAACACATATGGTGATACCGTAGCAATCTCTGAATATACTTCTGTCAATGATATCATTCTAAGTGACCTGGAGTGGGAAGAAGAGCAAGAGTTTTTATGCGAAATTATAGTAAATATAATATCTGATTCTGTGATATCACTTTACTATTTTCACGAAGAGTTTTCAGATGGTGACACCGCTTGGATCATATTACGTTCAGAAGTCACTGAGCAAGAATGGGCCGAACTTGTTGACCATTATAAGGACTTTTTACATGATAATACCTAAAGTAATCGTGAAACCTTTGAGCAGAAATGGACACTGGCATTTTGAAGAGCCGATGGACAAAGATGCTTATTCGGGATTCATATATGTGATTCGAGACCCTTACATGAAACGCTTTTATCTTGGAAAGAAACTTTTCAAAGGTGCGGGCAAACTGAATAAAGGTCAAGAATCAAATTGGAAAACATATTGCTCTTCAAGTAATTCAATTTCAGAAATGTTGGCCGAAAGACCAAAGACTGATTTTGAGTTCATTTGCATAGAGCAATACAAAGCCAAAGGAGCACTTTCATACGCAGAAACATGGTCTCTGTGCCACGTGGAAGCACCGACCAAGAAGGAATGGTACAACAAACGTATCGAAAAGATTTCTTGGAATGTGAGTGAAAATATAACCGAAAGACATAAAGAACGCTTAAACAAAACCCTGTCTTGGGGCGATTTCAAAGGAGAAATATAAAATGAAAATTATTGCACGTGTAGTTGGAGCTTTTGTTTTACTGGGTCTTGCTGTAGAATTTTTCTATACAGGTTTTAAATTGGCACTTCATCTACATGACTTGTCTGAATTTGCTTCACAGGATTATTTGGCAGTAATGCTTCTTTGTATTTTTGCAATAAGAGCCATTTCAAAATTGTTAAATAAAGATGAGGCATAATTGATGGGTAAGGTTGTCGTAAAAGATCAGCCTTGTTTGAGCAAGAGTTGTGGATCGTCAGATGCTCGTCAGATATATGAAGACGGCACCTCTTTTTGCTTTTCTTGCCAATCATTCTTTCAAAAACAAGACCATGAGGACTATGTGGAACATAAGAAAGAATATTCAAAAAAGTTGACAGTTGATGACATAAAAGAGCTTCCGTGCAGAGGCTTTGCTGAGCGTGATATTTCAAAAGATGTGACTGAGTTCTTTGGAGTCAAGGTTGCATATGGAGAAAATGGTGAAATTGACACTCACTATTACCCGTATGACAAAGACAGAGCTTACAAAATACGTAAGCTTCCGAAGACATTCAGTTGGGTGAACAAATCTGATGAGCTGTTTGGCAGAGATAAGTTTAATGGTGCTGGTAGAAGACTCATAATCACGGAAGGGGAGATTGATGCAATGTCTGTTGCACAAGCTTCCCTGGATAAATACAAAAAGATTTATCCCGTGGTAGGTATGTCGTCTGCAAGCATGGTGAAATCTCTGATTGAACATCGTGACTGGATCAGGTCTTTCAATGAAGTCGTGTTGTGTCTTGATTCCGATGAAGCTGGTCAAAAAGCCACCGAAGAAGCAATCAAGATCATTGGCATTGATAAGGTCAAAATAGCTAAATTGCCGCTCAAAGATCCAAACAAGATTCTTCTTGAGTTGGGTGGAAATAAGTTATTGCAAGTCATATTTGATGCAGCACCATATGTACCGTCTGGAATCATAACTCCAGATGAAATATGGAAAGCAATTGAAGAACGTGACAAGATACCTGCAACACCGTACCCTGAATGTATGTCTCGAATAAATAAGAAGCTCAAAGGCCAAAGACTAAATGAGATAACTCTATTTATATCCGGGACAGGGTCGGGCAAAAGTACCTTATTAAGGGAGATAATGTTAAATGACTTAGCCATAACAGAAGACAAAATTGGCATTATATCGCTGGAAGAGACACCAGCTGAGACAGGCTCTAAGCTTGCTGGTATGGCAATCAGCAGAAACCCTGCGAACGAAGAAATACCGCTGGAAGAACTGAGAGAAGGTTTTGACAAGGTCTTCGGTGATAACAGAGTTGTGCTACTTAACCATGAAGGTAACTTCACGGATGGTTCAATTCTGGACAAGATTGTTTATATGTGTTTGATCGGATGCAGGTATGTATTCATAGATCACATAACAATCTTGGTTTCTGAGGGTGTAGCGGATTTGACAGGCAATGAAGCACAAGACAAGATGATGAATGATTTGTCAAGAATTGTTCAGAAACACCCTGTATGGATTGGCTTAGTATCTCATTTGAGAAAAGCTCCAAGCGGTGGTAAGTC